TTATATATAAGATAACGTGTAAACCAACTGGAATGGCTTATGTAGGTAAGACTATTCGTTTGAAAAGAAGGTTACAAGAACACAGAAGTGAAAAATCATGTTGTACATATTTAAAAAACGCAATTCAAAAATATGGTTGGGATAATTTTGAAGTGGAAACCTTATGGGAGGGTAATAGTAACCTTCTAAGTGATATGGAAAAGGAATGTATTGCCAAACATGATACACTCGTACCAAATGGATATAACATAAGAGAAGGTGGACAGGGTTGTGACGTAGTAAGCAAATTAACAAAGTGTACAATGGTTCAAGTACAAAGGGAAATAAGCAAACGACGTGAAGGTCTTTTAGGTTCTATTTGTGCGAATAAATCAAAAGTAGATGGAAGGGTTACATCTTGGAGTTTCAAGGGGCATCGTGACGGTAAAGCTTATACGATTGCTAACTGTAAAACCAAAGAAGAGGCATTAGAAGTCCAAATGGAATTTACAAATAACCCAGATACTTACGACATACCACCGCGTAAGCGCTCACCTAATGGTATGGCTTTATGCATTTACTATGATAAAGAAAGAAATAAATGGTCAGCTAAAATGAACAACACATATTTGGGTCGGTATGATACAGAAGAAGAAGCCGAAGATGCCGTGAAAAGGTACAAAGAAGACCCAGATAACTTCACGAGACCCAATCAAATAGACCTACATAGGGATGATATAGGTGTTACATTTCAGGGAAATCCCAAAAAGTGGCGAGCTTCATTTTGGGACGGCAAAAATAACAGATTTCTTGGAAACTACACAACAAAACAAGAGGCTATAGATGCGAGAAAAAGGTTTATAGAAGACCCCGAAAACTTTACGAGACCTAACCAAAGAAAAGACATTTTACATATGGGACACATATCTAAAAAGTAAAACTCCTCCGCTGAGACTCGAACTCAGATAAATCGGTCTCGGATTATTTAGTCTACAATACAATAACAGCCGACGTCACTACCCTTGTGATACAGAGGACTATAGTCTCTATAATATGAGACTTCTGATCGGCACGACTCGAACGTGCATACAACAGAGAACTGATTACACTAATTTAATAGTGTTACTTAGCTTTACATATGCTACAATCTGTTCGCTAACCAGTTTGCGTACGACCAGCTAAAGCTTCTACCGTGAATCGAACACGGTAGAAGCTTTAGGTTGAAGAGGGGTTCATACCCCTACTTCATCAATACTATGAGTTTCTTCTTTAAGCTCATTTACATATTTAAATTGATACAGTACCAATGAAAATGTTCCAGCGGAAACGTTTGTAATTGTCATAGGAATTATATTGTAATGTATGGAATATATGAGAGCCAGTACACTTGCGAGTAAGTTCAGGTGTAAGAATCCATAGTTGATAGCTTTTGCATCCTTTGTTTTATATACATGGACTATCTCAGGTACAAACATGAGACATATCAGCACAGAGCTGACAAGCCCAGAGACATCTATGAGATTCATACTTACTCTATACTATTTTCTAATGTTTAAGTAGGTATGAATTGGATCGCAGTAGCGCTCGTCACATTCATCGTACTCGTGGTATTCTGGTATACAACTAAAACACGAGGTACGGGGAAATATGACTATAAGTGTTTTCTTTTAACTCTCCCAACATCAACAAAACGAAGAAAGAAGTTTATCAAGTATCATGATCCAGAAGTACCACTTGAGATTATATATGGTCATGACACTAGAATAATTAAAAATGCGAGAAAATATGAAGACATCATAGATGCAGAGTATTTTGAAAAGGCTGTGGAGATACACTACGACCCAGAAGTAAAAAGACCAGATATCACATATTTTAACATTGGTGCGATTGGTTGTTTCATGGGTCACTTGGATTTTTATAAAAGATGTATTAAACAAGGTCTCAAATACGCGGTAATTTTTGAAGACAATGTGATTGTCAAATCAAATAAATTATATGATGAAATTCAAAAAGTTATCGATGAGAGGGGTGATGAATTTGAAATGTGCTTTTTCCACTGTCTATCAAGATTACCAGACATTCACAGTACAGAAAAACTTGAAAAAGTGAAATGGATTTCAAGCACAAAGTGTTATCTTGTACATGCAGAAAATATGAAAAAGTACATAAAATACTTTTTACCTATGGATAATCACGTTGACATGAAACACGAAGACCTGATTGCTAAAGGTGCCCGTGTTTACTACAAGGATATGCGTCAGTACATGAAGATTGATCGCACACAAAAAAGTATCATTGCACACAGTAATCACGGAAGACCTGACTTCTTTTCAAGACACAATCCGTCTGCCACCCCCAATGATGTAGAATGGGGCTATTAAGACCATGGAATATCTTGGGGTCTGTGACGACATGCCATTCTCAAGAATTCTGTAAACTCTGTAAATTGCTTCGTAGATTTCATAGAATCCAACATTTTTCCAACATATGTATTGTAGCCTGTGTGTTTCCCCGCATGAATGAGGCGGTCTTCTCTCACACGGAGTACAAACTTACCAAGGCGTGTCGGTAACATTATGAGGTTCTTACCAGCATTTATGTCATACTTGGCTTTCACAACTATTGGGTGCTTCTTGAATTGTCTTGGAATGATGTGATGATCTTCGACCAGACCCTTTCCATGAAGACCCCAACGCACCTTGAACATTTTGCGAGCCAAGGACCCGTACCTCATTACAATATGTAATATTTTTTAGACACCGAGGGTGTGTGTCCAATAGTTTCGGCTGTGGCATCTACAGCTTTCTTTTCGTCTCCGTCATACTTCTTGAGGTGCTTTTTGAAGAGCTGTATACTCCCAGCTGTTCGAACATCCTTGATTTGTATGGTATCATTCCCCGTAATCTTTCTTAAAAGATCTCGGACTCGTGTGTGGGTTGAGTTTCCAGAGAGAAGGGGTTTTTGTTGTCTCGAGATGGCGTCATGGAGGACTTTGTCCTTTACTTCGTAGAGTCTCCTTTGACCACTTTTGGCGGGGAAATCAAATGTGAGTGTTTGACCATCTCGGCTCAATTTCACATGCTTCCTTTTTAGGGACATGGCACCGAGGGCGTCGTCATTATCCCTTGATCCCGAACGAAGGTACGCGGTGACAATCATTCTCAAAGTAAGGGCGTCATCCCACAGTCTGTGCTTTGGGTCTCCAAGTATCTTTGCGGTGACACTCTTAATTTTAGAAAAGTCAATTTGTGTGGCTCGCCCCTTTCTCAACTTTCTCTGTTTTTCCAAGAACTTTTCACTATAGTAGTAATGCTTCTTCCCAGTGGAATCCACAGCAGTTGCCAAAAGCTTTGGGTCGCTGGGATACACCTCAACATTTGTGTATGCTGGTGGAATACCAATCTTGCGATACCTTTGCTGCTCAGCTTCGGGTACTGGACGACCCGCTCTGTAAAACACGCCACGCTTTCGGGTTATCATCTATTATAGGGTAGGATTATCTTTTACATGTGGGACAACACATCTAAAAGGTAAAATTGCTCCCAATGGGTCTCGAACCCATGACCTCGGCGTGCCCTTGCGGGTGGTGACCCCGTCTAAATATACTTTCGTATAAGCACCGCGCTCTAACCAACTGAGCTATAGGAGCTCTCACAGTTCATATTGAGTAACTGTGAATCTCCCCTTCTGTCGCGTTGTTGGTTCGACAAACAACTGGGTTATCTTTTCTTTACCACGCACAGTACCTTTAACTTCTTTTGACTGTTTATCTATTGTGGCTTCTGAACGGAAGACAACATTGGACTCATAATATTCTATCCCGTCTTCCATTATAACCGTCACCGTATTAGGTGGTGAGGTTGTGGCACCCACAAACCTGGGGTCTCTATACAAATGTGAAAACATTCGTACCTTACACTAAGCGAAGATAATCCTTGAACTTGACAATATTTGTCGCACCCTTGATGAAGTCTCTATTTTCTTGTGCGTGTTCAAACGCTTCTCTGGCCATTCGCTCCGCGAGGATTGAGTCATACACACATGGTTCAACATCACGAATGAGATATCCAGGTGTAATCACTTTGGGTTTTACTGACATACTTGTGAGTAGATGATCATACTCACACACTTCAGAAATGACAACAACCGCGTATCCCCTATTTGCGTAACTGTACTCAATGGCTGATCTATAGTCACCCTTTGTTTCTGGAGTAATGACATTAGTGATTTTGGAATTCCTTGCGAGACCTGCGTGTACAGCCAATTCGGAATTTCCTCTACCTGGCACTTCCAGAAATACAATTGAATTAGTAGAAATAGCCTCGATGTACGCGCAGTCAATATAGTGAGCAAGTTCTTGAACCGCCGTTTGAAACCCGAGGGATTCGAGACCTGGCATATCATTGAAGACGGTCTTGGCGATGCCAATGATATTTGTATCTACACGATCGTCAAGGGCTAAGTCTCTCGCAGACTTCATGGACTCATTTCCACAGATACAATAGAGGCGATCGAGACAGTCAATATTCTTGAGAGCTCTATCAATATCAACAAAGTCATAGGATGTTTTCAAGATGGATCCAGGTCCTTGTTCAATGTGTTCCTGATCAAAGTATGTCTTCACATTTTGGTTGATACCACGAAAACCATCAGCGAAGCCATGGACATGGTTTCCTTGACTCTTTTCATAAAGAGTGATTGACCGGATGAGAGTATTCACACCCGGGCATACACCACCAGCTGTGAGGATACCGATGTTCATTTGAATTACATGAGTCTTATATTTTTATGTATCATTTGACCCAACAAAAATCCAACAACATTTGTGAGGTTCTCACCAATAGAGTAATGCCAAGTATGTTCAGATGAATTTTTAATACCAAAAAATTGATCTATAAAGTTTTCGTGTTTTGTTTGTCCTCCATAAACTTTACGATACCAAAGAGGTGTTTGTTCATCTGATTTGGAGAGGCAACCACCCAATTGTGTTACGATGTCCATTCTCTGTGAAAGCCAATACTCAAATATTTCCCAAACGATACCTATGGTTATCCAAAACCAAAATTGTTTGGGATACATGGCACCCAAAAGTGTGTAAAGGAAGAAATGACCATACTGGAAACCATAGAATTCTGTTCTGTAACAGTCTGTAGTTTTTTCGTCACAAGGACATTGTCTTGCATGTCGAAAAAACCATAATGTGAATAGTAATATAACTATAAACATTCTTAATTATTTCTGAGATAATAATATATGTCTCTGGAAATTGTGACATACGCGAACAAGTCTCAGGGTATGTTTGAAGAACTTGTCAATAATGAGTTTGGTGTTCCAGTGACTGTATTGGGTTGGGGAACCAAGTGGAATGGGTTCAGTGATAAGTACAAGGCGATGTCAAAACACCTTGAAACTAAGAATGACGATGACATTGTTATTTTCCTTGATGGATTTGACACAAAGATCAATAAAAATCCACATGAAGTTGCTGAACTTTTCAAGGAATGTAATTGTAAAGTTCTTGTGTCAAAAGATCCAGAAGTTCCTGGCAAACCTCTCACACACTTGATTTTTGGGAAGTGTGGTGAAAAATCTACCGCCAATTCGGGTCTTTACATGGGATACGCTAAAGAACTGAAGAGTGTCATAGATGAAGCACTGGCCGAAAAGTGTGAAGATGATCAAACAAATATAAACACGGTTTGTCAAAAGTCTGAATTTGTAAAAGTTGATGAAGAAGAGAAAATCTTTAAAAACTTTGGACCTTTGGACGAGAAACATGACACCGATGCCATATTTGTGTCGTACCCAGGTTCTCCAGGATTTGATCGTTACACAAGAGCTATAGTTGAATACACACAATTCTTGTACATGTATATATTGTGTCTACTCATTTTGGGTCTAGCTTTCTTTCCACAAAGACAGAGAGTTTTGTTACCTACATTAGTTATATTTACAAGTTTCTACGCTTTTGTTGCGGACAAGTCATGCACTGAATCCTATCGTTGAGGTACAGATATATTTGGGTCCACCCAGAACTTCTCCACCTGTATGAAGATATGTCCATGAACATGGATAAATGAGAAGTTTACCAGCTTCTGGTCTCACCTTCCGACCATTTCTAAACTCTGTACATCCACCTTCACCTTCTTCGAGGGTATTGAGGTAAAAAAGAGCCTGAACAAAGTATCCCTTATGAAAATCACCATCGTGATGCCACTCGTATCTACCCCCTTTCTCTATTCTCTGTACTGGAAACGGTGTGAAATAAAACCCCTTTTGTGATAGTTCTCTATCATAGACATGACAGCTGGAGTCATAATCAAAATTAGTTTTCAGGTGTTCCATATATACATTAAAAGCTCTTTCCACGGATTCGGTAAAAATGCGTTGTATATCCATCCATCCCTCAAGACCACTAATCATAAGTTCCGTATTTTGTTTGTCTCTCTGGACGATCTCGCCATTAATTGGGTATGAAAAATATCCATGTTTTTTTCTTGAATCATTTTCAAACCGTGCCACAATAGATGTACACAAATTTTCGGGTAAAAAGTTGGGTATCTCTAAGATGTAGTCGTCCATTTATTGTGATTTGAGTGACGCCTTTAAACACTTTCCATTCTAGCTAAATCATCCATATCCCTACTTTTACGAGTCACCGCCTTAAAGGCACCCAACCATCGTGTCACAGCTCTAGTCCTCGCGAGCTCTGACGCGGTCTCATCACTCACTATGATACTAAGACCGTTACACACATCGGGTTTGTTATCTCTGTCTGGGAACTCCAGATTAAAAGCCTTTATAGATATGGCTGGGATGTCAGGGGCTTCGTCCAAAAGCCTGTCATATTCTTCCCGACACTTTTTGACAAAGTCAATCACACATGTACGATCACCTTCATCCAATGACAACTCCATATCTATGTTCCTGTAGAACTTTGAGTACTGTACACACATAACCGAGTGCGCTTCGGAGAGTGAGAGACTTTGACTAAACTTTGAAATACTTGTGAGAATACCACCAATCACATTGAGAAATGCAAAAAAGTATTGTACGATCATAATTTTAGCCCTGGTTGAAGGCTCAAGGTCTTCATTTCCACTTGGATTGAGGACTGCGAAGCCACCAACCCCCGTGATACTCGCAATCACAATACTTGGGTATGACAGGTAATCATTTTGCTTTTTGTAGTGAAGACGGGCGTGGTTGTGAAGCCAGCGGTAACCCGCAGCTCTCTCCGCCCATGATCT